CCTGAAATAGATAAAGAAAACATAAAATTTGCAAAAGATATCATAAAAGAATTAAACCCAGAATATGAATTTAGTTCTATTTTGAAAGATATGGAGATTTATATATCCTCTCCAACAGGAGATATACCATATGAGTATCTCTCTGCGGGATTCAAGAGTTGTATTTTTATTATCTGGGGGATTATAAGAGAGATTCAAGTTAGATTCCCAAATATCAGGGCTAAAGACTTTAATGGGGTAGTTGTTATTGATGAAATTGAATTACACCTGCATCCTGAATGGCAAAATAAGATCTGTGATATATTAAAAAAATTATTTCCAAATACTCAGTTTATTATTACAACTCATAGCCCTCACATAATTCAATCTGCAGAAAAGAACCAAGTTATAGCATTAACGGGATCGAATGGTGTCCTAAGAAAAAATTCTTTAGAAGAAATCGCACCAAATGGATTTAATGGATGGAGTATCGAAGAGATTCTTACTGATGTAATGGGAATGAAAGATATAAGAAGTGAGTGGTTTAAATCTAGTTTGTTAAAATTTGAGCAAGCATTAGACGATGAAAATATTGAAGATGCCAAATCTATTTTTGCTGAGTTTGAGTCAAAACTCCATCCTAAAAGCACGGACTTAGCATTATTCCGTTTCCAGTTAAAAGCGTTGACTGGAGAATAAATATGATTCCATTACAGAAAAATACCCCTCCATCTTATTTGACGGATGAGAAGGTCAAAGAGCTTATGGATAAATATCAACAGGATGGATCTTCAGTATGGAATCGTGAACCTATTAAAGCTAGTTTAAGAGAATCATCCCATAATAAATGTGCATATTGTGAATGTGTATTGCAGGAAACTGATTCTTATGGAGAGGTTGAGCATTTCTATCCAAAAAAATTATATCCTGAGGATATTCTTAACTGGGATAATTTATTGCCGTCTTGTAAGCGCTGTAATATACACAAGTCAGATCATGACACTAAAAAAGAACCTATAGTTAATCCCTATAAAGATATACCAAAATCACACTTTACTATTCAGGCATGTAGGCTTTACCCTAAATCAGAGCGCGCCTTAAGGGCTATTGATGTATTAAATCTAAATGATTCGCAACGACTTTGTGTTCCAAGATTTAGATTATGTAATGACATAAAAGAAAAATTAGAGAATATTCTTAATCTCTCTAAACCTATAGAAAAACGAAACAAGCTTAAGAATTTACTAATATCTTGTAGTAAGAGTGGAGAATTTTCTGCATTTTGTTCTCATACACTACACCATGATCAACACTATTACCAAGTAAAAGATGAGTTATCAAAAAATGGGATGTGGGATGAAGAATTTATAAGGCTAGATGAAGAAACTAGAGAAATAGCTTTAGATTCTAGATAATAAATCTTAATATTAACTGAGCCCGGCTTATTTTGTCGGGCTTTTTTATTGCCTCAAAAAGGGGGCGGAGTATGAAAATGCCAAACAACAATTATGACATCTGGGCGATGATTTGGAATTGGCTGATGATTAACATTGGGCCACAGGCAATTCAGAGTGCCGCCGCCGCAGTTATTATGTCGTTTTTACGCGCAGCATTTATGCGAAAAAAAAGAGCCTTTCGTTACACATTAATTGATGCTGCTATCTGTGCGTCGATTGCCGGTAGTGTTGTGCCGCTTCTTTCTCATGCTTTTGGCCATGCAGAGTTTTCAGGATTTGCCGGTACGATGATAGGTTTTATTGGTACTGAAAAACTCCGGGAATATTTATTCAAGTTTATTAATCGAAGAACTGAAAGCATAGGTGATGAATAATGAAAATCAGTGAAAAAGGCATTAATCACATCATTCGGGACGAAGGCGAACGTTTGATGGCATATCAAGATATTGTCGGGATATGGACTATCGGAGTCGGTCATACCGGTTTTGTTGACGGAAAACCCGTGGCAAGAGGAATGACTATCACAAAGGAAAAATCCCGTGAAATTTTGAAAGTAGATTTGGCTCGCTTTGAAAAAGCCGTGAATGCCAATGTAAAAGTACCTTTAACGCAAAATCAATTTGATGCGTTAGTCAGTCTTGCTTTCAATATTGGCGAAGGCGCATTTAGTCGCTCTACCCTCGTTCGTAAATTAAACGCCGGAGATTATCAAGGTGCAAGCCAACAATTCTTGGTGTGGAAGAATGCGGGTGGCAAAGTATCACAAGGTTTGCTTAATCGCCGTAAACGTGAAAAGGCATTATTCGATGAATAAATATGTTTACGGTGTCATTGGTACATTTATTTTGGGCTTGTGTTTTTGGTTACGGGTTCAGCACAGCGCTATCTCTAACTTAAGAGCCGACAATCAGGCACAAGCCCAAACTATCACAAAGCAAAGTGCGGTCATTTCTCAGCTTAAATTGGAAGCGCAAGAAAACCAACGCCTCACACTTGAACTAAGCAAAGCAGAATCAGAGGCAAGGAGTAAATCAAATGAAGTTATTAAATCTATCTCTCAACAAGAGAAAAGCACTGACGCTTATCATAGCCACGCTCCTCGCGCTGTTATCGACTTCTTGCGCCAAGAATGAGCCAATTACAGCGGCTTGCCCTGTATTGCCGGCAGCGTTTATTTCTCACTTAGATAAAACCTCATTCAATGGTCACACCTATGGTGATGTAACACAGTATGCCGTTATTCTCAAACGTGAGCGTGATGTATGAATTGATAAGATTCGGGAATGGCGAGTAGAACAAGCACAGAATTAACATTATAAGGATTAAACCTATGCCTAAGAAAAAAGACGAGGTGAAATCCACGTCTAAAGGGCGTGGTTTAACCCCTAAACAAGAAAAGTTTTGTCAGCTTTATATTGAGCTAGGAAATGCGAGTGAGGCGTATCGCCAAGCGTATGAAGCAAAGAATATGACAACGGGTGCAATTAATACAAATGCGAAAAAATTATTAAAAAAAGACACTCCGATCGCACTCCGTATTGCAGAATTACAATCAGAACATCAACAACGCCATAATTTAACTGTTGATAAGATGATTGCCGACTTGCAAGAGTATCGTGATATTTGTATGGGCAGAAAACCACTTACTATCACAACAGTGGTAAAAAATACCCAAGAAGGAACGGCAAAAAATATTGATACCGAATGTTTTATTTTTGAGCCAACCGGTGCCAACAAAGCACTTGAATTACTCGGTAAACACCTTGGTATGTTTACACAGAAAGTCGATATGACTTCTTCTGATGGTTCAATGTCGCTTGGTTCACTACGGGATTTATTTGCAGATGAGCCAGAAACTGATTCCTAAATTTCTACCCTTTATTAAGCCTCATCGTTATAAAGTCGCTTACGGCGGACGTGGAAGCGGTAAATCTTGGACGATTGCTCGACTATTAATTGAGATTGCCCGCCGTTCAAATAGTCGTTTCTTATGTGCAAGGGAATTACAAAACTCAATCAGTGATTCCGTGATTCAACTGCTTTCCGACACAATTGAGCGTTACGGCTATCAGGTCGAATTTGATGTTCAGAAAAACAAAATCTATAACTTGCGAACCGGTTCTGTTTTCCTGTTTTACGGTATCAAAAACAACCCGATTAAAATTAAATCCCTTGAAGGGATTGATATTTGCTGGGTGGAAGAGGCGGAGAATGTTTCAAAAGACAGTTGGGAGATATTAATCCCGACCATTCGTAAAGAAAATTCAGAAATTTGGGTATCGTTTAATCCGAAAAATATTCTTGATGATACCTATCAGCGGTTTGTCGTTTCGCCGCCGACAGATATTGCCTTGCTCAAAGTCAATTATGTAGATAATCCCTTTTTCCCAGAAACCTTACGGTTGGAAATGGAAGATTGTAAGGAAAAGGATTACGAGCTTTATCGGCATATTTGGGAAGGCGAACCTGTTGCCGACAGTGATTTGGCGATTATTAAGCCGTTATGGATTGAAAGTGCGGTTAATGCACACCTTAAACTCGCTTTTTCTGCCGAAGGGAAAAAACGGATCGGATTTGATGTGGCAGATGAAGGAGCTGATAGTAATGCGAATTGCTTTGTTCACGGCTCTGTGGTGTTGGATTTGGTGAGCTGGAAATCAGGCGATGTGATTTACTCTGCAGACAAAACCCACAATTGGGCCACACAAAAACAAGCCGATGAAGTTATTTATGATTCTATCGGCGTGGGGGCTGGTGTAAAAGCCCGTTATGCTAGAACAGAAAGCAGAATGGTGTTTACCGGATTTAATGCAGGTGGTGCCGTGGTAAATCCTGAACGCGAATATCTTGCCGGAAAAACCAATGGTGATATGTTCGCTAATGTGAAGGCGCAGGCTTGGTGGGCGGTTCGAGATAGATTTTATAAAACCTATCGGGCGATTGAATTCGGCGATACTTATCCGGTTGATGAATTAATTAGCCTGGACGGAAAATTGCCAAACTTGGATTATCTCAAAGCAGAACTTTCCCGCCCTCGTGTGGATTATGACAATAACGGACGGGTAAAGGTAGAAAGCAAAAAGGATATGAAAAAACGTGGCATTCCGTCACCCAATTTGGCGGATGCTTTGATTATGTGTTTTGCGCCATTGGAATACCGAACAATGCACCAAACGCCACTCAGTATTTATTAAGGATTGAAAATGTCAGATGTCTCCAATGTAAGCAGCGAAATGAACACGTTGCATAAACAAATTCAACTCATTGATGACTTACTGGGCGGTACAGCTCAAATGCGTCATCGAAAAGAAAAATATCTGCCTCAAATGGAACTGGAAAGCGATAAAAGCTATCGTAATCGATTAAATCGCTCAACCCTTTACCCTGCTTTGCGTGAAACGCTCTCACAAATGTGTGGGCGGGTATTCTTTAAAGCAATCTCAACAGAGGATATTAATGAAACACTACAGCAAAATTTCTTGCCTGATGTCGATGCTCAAGGCAATAATTTAGATGTATTTTCGGCCCGTTGGTTTTATTCAGCCTTGGCTTATGGGGTTTCTTATGTGTTAGTGGATTACACTCGTACTGAAAATATAAAAACACTCGCAGATGAAAAAGCAGCCGGAGCAAGACCTTATCTAATCGAAATCAAACCGCAAGCCGTGCTTGGCTTTAAAACGGCAAGAATCAATGGCAAGCAACAAATCACTCAATTCCGTTACAAGGAAAACGTGATCGAAGATGACGGCGAATTTGCACTGAAAACCATTGAGCAAATTTGCGTATATGAAATTGGTCGGGTGCGGAAATACCGTAAATTACAAAATGGTTGGCAATTACACGAAGAAGTACAGCTTTTCGCCCAAAACAAACCGCTTGATTATGTCCCCATTGTCGCATTTAGCACGAATAAAACAGGCTTTATGATTGGTGAAAGTCCCCTACTTGAATTGGCTTATCTCAATATCAAGCATTGGCAAAGTCAAAGCGATCAAGACAATATTCTCAATACAGCCCGCGTACCATTACTGGTTCGTATAGGAATGAATGACCAAAATCCCGTTAAAATTGGAGGCAGTTTAATCGATGTTCCACAAAACGGCGATCTTCGTTATGTCGAACATTCAGGCAATGCCATTACTGCCGGTCAAGAAAGCTTGAAAGAACTGGAAAGCCAAATGCGTGTTGCCGGCGCAAAATTACTGGATAAAACTGTATTAGCATTAACTGATAGCCAATCCCGTGACGAACAAGGAAAAGAAATCAGCCAATTAAGGCTTTATGCCAACCAATTTGAAGACGCCTTAGATTTAGTGTTGGAATATGTGGGTAATTGGCTCGGGCTTCAACAGGTCGGTAGTGTAGAAATTAGCGGTAATATTGATAGTGATTTCGATCCAAATGCTTCAATGGATACGGTAATCAAACTGCAAACAAGCGGTAACCTTTCTAAACAATCCACCTTTGAAGAAGCTAAACGCCGTGGATTGATTAGCGATAATCTAAACTGGGAAGATGAACAGGCACGATTGGAAGCAGAAGGATTAAATTATGAAGGTCAATTCGATAAAGAAACAGACGCTTGATGAAAAGATCGCTTATGCGCTGACAGATCGTAAAATTCTCCATTTTCGCTATGATGCTCATCTTCGCCAAGCAGTTTGGAAGCGACTTAATCAAACACAAAAAGCCCTATTGAATCGGATTTCCGCTGCTGGTATTGAAGCCTTACCAAAACGGGAATTAGATAAATTGCTACGAGAGCTGAAAGGCGAAATTATCAATACATATCAAGAACTGACCGCTTACACCGACACGGAGTTAAGCGGTTTTTTTATGACCGAAACAACCGCACTTCAAAAACTCTACAATGAATCAGTTGGTTTTGATTTTTTCAATCAGGTGCCGGATTACAAATTGAAAGCCACACAACGAGCCTCGTTAATTGCCGGCGCACCATTAGAAGATTGGTGGAAAAAACAAGGTAATGATATGGCTTTTCGATTTGAAACTCTTATTCGACAGGGGGTATTAGACGGCAGGCAAACCTACGAATTAATCGGAGATGTGAAAGATTTAATTAACACATCAAGACGACATGCAGAAACCTTGGTAATTACCGCGGTTGCTAAGACCTCAGATGAAGCCCATCAAGCCTTGCGTGATGAAAATCTTGATTTTATCAAAGGCGAAAAGCATTTAGCGACACTGGATAGGCGAACCTCCGAGGTGTGCCGCATTCGGGACGGTTTAATGTGGGATATCGACAAAAAGCCCATCGACCACGATATTCCCTACAAACGCCCACCCCTTCACCCGCGTTGCCGTTCTATTTTGCAACTGGTGATGAAATCGTGGAAAGAGCTAGGTTTTGACAATGTCGATGAAATACCCGAAAGCACGCGTGCTTCAATGGATGGGCAAGTCAGTGAGAATGTTAATTATGAAAACTGGTTGAAAGGTAAATCTCAAGCCGAACAAGATGCTGTTCTGGGGAAGGGAAAAGCGGATTTATGGCGGCGTGGTGTGATTACATTTCGGGATATGCTCGATCAGTCAGGGCGACCATTGACATTAGCTCAATTAAATGCAACATTTAATACAACAGATGGAGTATTAAAACAAATGCGTACTGCTTGGGATAATGATTTTCCAGATACTATTATTGATCGAAAATTGGGTGAGGCGACTTCACATCCATTATATTTATCCGCAAAATCAGGCAATGTTAAAGATGCTTATGCATTAGCCAAAGACTTAGTTACAGATGAAGCAATAGAAAAACTGAAGGCGATTGTGAATGGTAGAGAAGCGATAATTGTCCCTGTTCATGCAGAAGAAGCTGTGGGTAGAAATATGATACCTCTTGCTACGGCTACAGTAATTGCTAAGAAATTAGGGCTAGATGTAGATTTATCTATTGTCCAAGCGACAAAAGTATCAAGAACAGCAGGAGATGGATGGCATCGCTTAATTTACTCACCAGCATTTGATGGACATTTTCCTGCAGGTAAGTTAGCGATTATCCTTGATGATACTCAAACTCAAGGTGGTACGTTAGCAAGTCTGAAGGGCTATATTGAGCAACAGTCAGGAAAAGTGATAGCAGCTTATGCTTTAACTGGTAAGCAATATTCGGTACAATTACGGCTATCAAACGATACATTAACAAGATTGAGGGAAAACTATGGCAGTATTGAACAATGGTGGACAAAACAATTTGGCTATGACTTCTCAAAACTCACAGAATGGGAAGCAAGGTTCATCCTCAACTCACGTAAGAATGCTGACGAAGTCAGAAATACAATCGTTGCGAGACAACAAGAATAATGCTTATCAATGGATGATGTCTAATTCAGATCGCTAAGAAGTTAAGCAATTTTTATTAACCTAGCCAAACTGCTAGGTTTTTTATTATCTAAAACCGACCGCACTTTCGGAAGATTGTGCGGTTTTCTTTTATTCACGGCTTGGAAAAGCCACAACCAATCGGAAGGAAATCCAATGAAACTGAAACTTGATGAAAATGGCAATGTTGTCGTACAAGACGGCAAACCGGTGTATGTCTATGATGATGGCAAAGAAGTCACTTACGATGTGCCGGCTGCTGTTGCCAAAATTACCTCACTCAATGCAGAAGCAAAAAATCACCGTGAACGGGCAGAAAAGGCGGAAGCCGATTTAAAAGCCTTTGACAGAATTGATGTGAATGCAGCGAAAAAGGCTTTAGATACCGTCAAAAACCTTGACGATAAAAAGCTGATTGATGCCGGTGAAGCCGAGCGGGTGAAAGCGGAGGTGATTAAAACCTACGATGAAAAATTGGCAGAAGCTAATGGCCGTGCGGATAAACTGGAACAAGCACTTTATGGCGAAATTGTCGGCGGTGCATTTGCCCGTTCCAAATTTATCACCGATAAAACGACTTTACCGCCGGATGTTGCTCAAGCCTACTTTGGCAAACATTTCAGCGTAAAAGACGGCAAAATTGAAGCCAAAGACAGTAGTGGCAATCCAATTTACAGTCGTGAGCGTGCCGGTGAACTTGCCAACTTTGATGAGGCAATGGAAATGCTCATTAATACTTATCCAAACAAAGACACGATTTTGCGTGGTAGTGGTTCTTCCGGTAGCGGCGCACAAGGTAAACCTTCTCAAAATGGTGCGCCAAAGTCGCTTTCGGAATGTAAAACCGATGCCGAGCGGATCGCCTATATGCAATCGAAAACGGCAGAATAATTTGCCTTAACCTAACAGGAGATAAACAATGTCCTTTGATTTACAGGTTTTTAATAAACAAACCCAAGTTGCGTTGACCGAAACGGTCGATCAAGATATTGAAAAATTTAATGAAGCCTCCGGTGGAACAATTGTGCTACAAAATGCCCCGGTAGAAGGTGATTTTGATATTCGTGCGAGCTTTAAAGCCGTTGCAGGTCTTGTTCGCCGCCGTAATGCCTACGGACAAGGCACTGTTGAAGCCAAACGCCTTGAGCAATTGCTCAATGTAGCGGTAAAAGTGGCTGCCGGCACACCACCGCTTGAATATGAGCCGCAACAATACCACTGGATTTTGAAAAATCCGGAACTTGCCGCAATCACAATCGGTCAGCAATTAGCGAAAGCACGTCTTGCCGATATGCTTAACACGGCAGTATTAGGCGGTGTGGCTGCAATTGGCGGCAACACGAAAACCGTCCTAGACGATAAAGCACAAGCGCCGACTTTCCGCACTCTCAATAAAGGGGCGGCATTGTTTGGTGACCGCTCCGGTTCATTAAAAGCGTGGGTAATGCACTCCACGACTCTCCATAGCTTGTTTGAGAACGCTTTAACCAATACCGAACGCCTGTTCAACTACGACAATATCAATGTGGTTCGCGATCCATTCGGTCGTGTGTTTGTGGTGACTGATAGTCCGGCATTAGTCAATGCGGATGGTTCTTACAACACATTGGGTTTGGTCGAAAATGCTATTTTAGTCGGCGGTAACAATGACTTTAACAGCGTAATTTTACCGAAAGTCGGCGGGGAAAATATTGGTGCGACCTACCAAGCGGAATGGACTTATAACTTAGGTATTCTTGGTTATAAATGGGATATGGCCGCAGGCGGTAAATCACCAAATGATACCGCATTAGGTACTTCAACCAATTGGGAAAAATCCGCCACTTTTGACAAAGATACAGCAGGTGTCTTAGTTAAAACCAAGTAACCTTAAAGCCGCTTGTGAATATCAGGCGGCTTTACTTTAAGGAGTATTCAAAATGAAGCGAATTCTTTATTTTACCCGTGATTTTTCTGCCGAAAATATCGCTTTTGCCAAAGAAAAAGGTCTCATTATGCGAAATTTAGGTGCATATCATTCATCCGATACGTTGGAAAATGCCGATGCTGTATGTGGTGAAGTGCCGGAACGTTATCAACACTTGCCGTTGTTTGATTTGGGGCAAGGTGGCGATCCAAAAGACGAGCTCACTAAATTAAAAGTGGATGAAATCAAGGCAAAATTGACTGCACTTCAGGTATCTTTTGAGCCGAACGCTAAAAAAGATGAGCTGATTGCTTTATTGGTCACTGCACAAGAAGGGGAACAAGATGACCCTAAAGATACCCAATGATAGTTATGTAAGTCTTGAAGAAGCTAATGATTATCACGCAAAACGTATTTCCTTTGAAACGTGGGACGATTTAGACGAATCGCTTAAAACACGGCGATTGGTTACCGCAAGTGACTTTCTTGACAGCTACTACACCTTTGCCGGTGAAAAATTCGATCCATTACAACCCCGTTGTTTTCCACGAAAAGGACAAGCCGACATTCCACAAGCCGTAAAATGTGCGGTTTGCGAGTTAGCATTGCAAGAAGATTTAAACCAAAATCAACCGCAAATGATGTCAAGTGTGAAAGTCGGCCCGATCTCGGTAAGCTATGGTGAAACGCCCTCACAAACAGCAAATCGCTTTGAGTATGTGAAACACCTGCTTAAGGGGCTGTTGGGCGAATCAACAGGTTATGTCGAGCTGTTAAGGGGCTAAGATGTACGGACAATTAAGTAACCTTTCAACGCAACTTATCCGTCAATTTGGCGTTCCCTGTGTCGTTAAAACAGAAAGCAAAGGGAAATACAACCCTGAAACAGGAGGGATAGCCAATAAAAGACGGGTGACGAATAAAGCCTACTGTTTATTCGATAACCTCGCCTATGATTTTCCTTCTTTTCAAAGTGGTGGTTTAGGGAAAAGCGATGCCACAATGGTTCAACAAGGCGATGTAATGCTATACATCACCGAAAGTGGTAAGCCTGAAATCCATTCTACTGTGATCGTTGAGGGAGAAACTTGGACAATTATTAATTGCCAGCCAATAAAACCGTCCAATGTCACCATTATTTATCAATGCCAAGCACGGAGGACTGCATAATGGGATCATTTAGTGCTGATATTGATAAATTTATCCGCTTGGTGGAACAAAAAGCGGATGTGGTAATGCGTAAAACGGCATTAGAACTGACAAATAAAGTGCAGAAGAAAACACCGGTTGATTCTGGACAATTACGGGCGAGTTGGACTTCGGCGATCAATGCGTTACCCACTGCTTACGATGGCAATAGCGATGCCGTGATGACGGTTAAGTTTGGCGATACGTGGTTTTTAGGAACAAACAAACCTTATGCACCGCAGCTTGAATACGGACTTTACCCGAATCCGCCGAAATCAAAATCAGGAAAAACGATGAACGGATTTTCAAAACAAGCCCCGCAAGGGATGATCCGAATTTCTGTTCAGGAAACAAAAGATTGGTTAGAAAAGGTGAAATTCTAATGAAAGCAAAAGTGCGGTCAATTTTACAAACACATCTCTCTAAATTGGGGGAATTTAATACGGCTTGGGAAGGGATTAAAAACCCCTTTACATTGCCTTATCAAACTGTATGGCTAACTGTTTCAACGACAAAAACCGGGGCGATTTCATCCAAACCCCACGCCGAAGAAAGCGGGTTTATGCAGGTTACCCTATATTATCCGGCAGGAAATGGCACGCAAGAAATTGAAGAACGGGCAAGTCAACTTCAAAAGCATTTTTATGGGCAAAGTTTTATTAAAGAGAATGTTCAGGTTGTGATCCATTCACCGCCGGTTATCGGGGGGATTTTTTTAAACGATGACAAACTGGCACTCCCTATCACAATTAATTATTCAGCTTATGAGCTGTAAGGACACAAAATGACACAAGCACAAGGTGTAAAACGCAAAGTTATTGTGGCGAAAGAAACAACCTTTGGCACAAAGGCAGGGAAAAGCACGGGGAAAATTATTCCACGAACCGAAAGCACGCTTAATTCCGTTTTTGATTCCTTCTCAAGTGAAGAAATTCGAGAAAATATGCAACGCGCCCCTTCCATTGTCGGTTTTGAAAAAGTGGAGGGCGATTTAAAAGGCGAATTGGCAGCCGGTCAATGGTCGCAATTTTTAGCAGCAGCATTGCGGGGCGATTGGACAACGGCAAAAACACCGATTATCAAAAAAACAACCGCAGGCAGTGGTGAAAAGCAAGGAAAAATTTTAGTCATTCCGGAAAAAAATCATACAACGGAGAGCTTCACCATTGAGGATATTTTCTCGGATATTAACCTAAGCCGCATTTATACAGGCTGTCGGGTATCAAAAATCAGTATTGATATTCAACCCAATGGCATTGCTTCTATCACGGTGACTTTTTTAGGACAAAAGGGGGAAGAAAGCCAAACCGCCTACTTCACCAATTCGGCCGAAATTGCACAATCGCCTAAACTTGCCGGTGTAAATGGTCAACTATTACTTGGGGGACGACAAGCCGCACTGGTCACCGGTTGTAAAATGGATATTGATTTAAACGCCTCCAGTGAGCCGGTATTAGGCGCGAAATTTGCACCCGATGTCTTTATCGGCACAATTGCGATTAGTGGCTCATTTACAATGTACTTGCAGGATAGATCGATGATCGAAGCCGTGCGTAGCGGACAAAATCTCTCATTGGCATTACGAATGGATGCCGAAACAGGGGATAGTGCAGATTATATGACCTTTATTCTGCCGGGGATTAAAGCAACAAGCATCGATGTTGATGACGGCGCGAAAAACCTTATTCAAACCTTAAACTTTGATGCCTTTCCGGCAATTTACGATCCGGAAAGCACCATTGATGACGTGCTGAAAAAACCGACCACACTGATTATCCAAGACACCTTGGCATAACCGACATTATCACATAGGCGGCTTTCAAGTCGCTTTTTTATTTCTCATCTTTTAAAAGGATAACATTATGGATTTTTCTAAATTAGACATTCAATCAACCGCTCAACAAACCTATCGCTTTGAAGTATTACATCCGGTTACGGGTGAAAGCACCGGTGCATTTATTGATGTTTATGGCGCAGAAAGCGATCCGGTTCGCAAATACACGGCAAGTCAATTACGCCAACTCCAAAAACAAGAGTTTGAAAACAGCCGTACACGCAAACCAAAATACGTGGAACTCAGCGAACTTGAAGATCGTAAATTGGAAAATGCTTTAGTGCGCATTGCCGGTTGGGAAAATGTGAAATGGGGCAAAGACGAGTTAGCCTTTACACCTGAAAATGTCCGTAAATTGCTGACCGCCTGCCCTTGGGTAAGCGATCAAGTGATTGAACAGTCTGACGAATTGGGAAACTTCTTGAAAGCCTAGTCGATGATTTACTCGACTATGCGAAATCCGAATTTGAATTAGACAAAAAGCCGAAAGGCTCAGAAGCAACAAACCGCGAACATTTACAAGCTATTCAAGAAGCAACCGGCAAACAATTAAGCGAACTCAATCATCCATTGCCTGATGAGATGGTGAGGTATCTGCTTGATGATTTCTATGAAATTGCTTTATCTCGCCAATACGGCATGGCTTGTAATCCGATTTTATATGCAGAAATTGAATCTTGGTGTCGATTAACCCAACGGCATCTTGAGAAATGGGAGCTAGAAGTCATCAAGCGGTTAGATATGTTATGGTTGCAAATTAATGCGGATTAAGCCCGATCTGAAAAGGTTGGGTTTCTTATTTGCCTGTAAATGCAATGAGCGGTTTTTTATGGAGACAAAATGAAAACCTTTAACTTTCCTCCTCAATGGAATATGAAGCGCAAAGCTAAACCTGAAACCAATATTCTTAAATTTGGTGATGGGTATGAACAACGTACTGCAAAAGGGCTCAATAATGATTTGCGCACTTATGATGTCTCTTTTAAAGGCATTAATAGTTACATCAATCAAATTGATTCATTTCTGACGGAACATAACGGTTATAAAGCATTTTTGTGGACACCGCCATATTCAGACAAACAAAGTAAATTCCGCTGTGAAGAATGGGATATGGATATTTCAGAGGGATTTTCCGTTTTAACTGCTACCTTCCAAGAGGTGGTTGCATAATTTAGGGAAAACAATATGACAGATTTCGCTACTCTCGCTATTAAATTAACCTCTGATGGGGCAGGAAAGGCTCGGGCAGATTTACGGAGCGTTCAAACACAGGCCGGGCAAACGGAAAAATCCGTAGAAAGCCTCAATAAAATGATGAGTAACCTGAAAAGGTTGTTGGCGGTGGGGCTAGGTATACAGGGAATTGGCTCATTGCTCCAAATGGCCGATACAATGAAATCCCTTAATGCACAGGTTCGTTTTGTTACCGGATCAATAGACGAATACAATGCTGTAAATAAACAGTTGTTTGCTATTGCTCAACAAACAAGGGCAAGTCTTGAAGCCACAACAACGCTTTATACGCGATCTGCGCGGGCATTAAAAGATTATGGTTACAGCCAACAACGTATTCTCACCTTTACCGAAACCCTCAATAAAGCTATGGCGGTGGGCGGTGTGGGCGCACAAGAGCAAGCCAGTGCTTTATTCCAACTTTCCCAAGCCTTGGGTTCCGGGCGATTACAGGGTGATGAATTTAGAACGATTGCAGAAAGTGCGCCAATTATCCTTGATGTGGTTGCTCAATATATGGGCAAAACCCGAGCAGAGGTTAAGGAATTAGCTTCAGAGGGGAAAATTACTTCTCGATTATTATTTGAAGCCATTACCGGCGCAAGTAAACGTATTTCAGCACAATTTGAAGAGATGCCGTTAACGTTCGGGCAGGCAATGCAACAAATGCAAAACGCCACTTTAAAATTTGTGGATGATTTTAGCAATAGCACCGGCGTTTTTACTACCCTTGCCGAAACGATTTCTTTTCTCGCCCAAAATTTTGATTATTTGGCTTTAGCGATTGGTGCGGTCGCCTTGGGGAATTTAGCGAAATACACTCAGGGAATGCTTGTTTCGGCAGTTGCGACACAAAAACAGGCAATGGCAAATTTGAGGGTGGCTCAAACGGCTCAAACCAAAGCAACGGCAGAATTAGCGGTTGCCCGTGCTGAAATGCAAGCATTATCAGCAACATTAAAATTAGCACAATCAGAGCAAACAAGAAGCGTTATTCGCAACCAAATGGCAGCACAATCGCAAAGAATTATCGCTTTAACCAATGCTGAAACCGTAGCAACGCAGAAATTAGCGGCCTCAAAACAAGCCGCTTCTATTGGTAGTCGTGTATTAGGTGGTGCAATGGGATTATTAGGCGGACCTGCCGGTGTGATTACTATTGCCGCCGGTGCATTATTTTATTTTGTACAAAAAGCCCAAGAAGCCCGTGCCAATGCCCTTGATTTAGAGGCCGCAAATAACCGTCTTGCCGTTTCATATGATGATTTAACGGCTGCTGCGATTGGAAATAAAATTACCGAGCACACCGAACAAATAAAAAAACAACGGGATCAAGTACGCTTATTAGAACAAGAAGCAAAAAATGCCCAAGGAAGATTTGATCACAATAGTTGGCTTGCTCCAACGCTAGAAGGGCTACAAAAGATCAAGGATGAGGCAAAAGTAGCAAGGGAAATCTTAGATCGTGATATCGCCCACCAAACAGTACAGTTTGAAGCATTATCTAGAGCAATGATTAAACAAGGGGCAAGTTATGGCGAAATTGAACAACGGCTTAAAAACTATGACGCAACTGCGGATGTATTAAATACGGTACTAAAAAATACAACCGGATATTTCAATGACAACGAATTAGCCTTGCAGGGGTTGCAGGCTAAGTATGATGCCTTAGGAATGAAAGTTAATGCGACGGATATTGATTTTAAAAAACTCAATATGTCCGCCACTGAACTCAATAACCTTCTACCCTCATCCTCACAGTTGGTGAGTAATTTAAGCGGTGTATTTTCATTCATCACTTACAAGCAGTATCGGTAATGCTATCGGTAACGTGGCATTATTCAAAGCGGCAATGTCCGGATTGCCCGGTGATACCCCGGTAATCGGCGAGAAAGTGCAGAACTTGATCAAGCAAAATGATCTGAGTAAGAAAATTTTACAAACCAAAGACCCAAAGAAAAAGGCTGCATATCAAGCAGATCTTGCCTTACTCCACCAAAAGGATTTAACGGAGGGCGAAAAAAAGGCATTATGGGAAAGTGAGAGAGATAAAAATCTTCTCCAAAATATGCAGGGCGGCGGTAAGCATAAAGGTTCCGGCAGCAAAACCGATCGCTTTGGCGATATGTATAACGACTACACTTCGCAAATCGCCCAATTAAAAGCAGAATCCGCCAGTATTGCACAATACGGTGGTGTAAGTATTTATAAAGAATACGATCAGTTAATGGAAAAACTCAAAACTGACCGTGAAACCTTTAAAAATATGACTACTACTCAAATTGAACAGCTTAAAAAACTGGCGCAAGAATCGGATAAAGCCAATATGGCAAAACAAGTTTCTCAGTATGGGTTTAATAAAAAAGACGAATTTGAACAAATGCAATTTGAAGCGAACTTATTAAACAAAACGTCTGAAGAACAAGAGCGGCTTAATTATTACAGAAAAATCGATCAGGAAATTAAGCAGCTTTCTATCGAAATGAGTGACGAATACGTTCAAAAATTACTTGCCGAAGGTGAAGCAGCTAAGAAAAATTTTGATGAAATTCAAAGGCTCAAGAAAGAGAAACAAAGCGATCCGATCGCAGGCTTACGTGACGGTTTTGATAAATTTGGTAAAGATGCTGAAAATATCATGGGAAATGTCTCCAACATCACATTAAATGCGTTTAATGGAATGTCAGATGCTTTAACCGATCTTGTAATGACAGGGAAAGCAGATTTTGGCTCGTTAGCAAAATCTATCATCAAAGATATTATCCAAATGACGATTAAAATGATGATCTTTAATACGGTTTCATCTATGTTTGGTGCAGGGAAAAGTGGTGGGGGAGAGGTAACTTCACCGGATATGCGTTATATCGGTGGACTGGTTGGTTTTGATGAAGGTGGTTTTACCGGCTTAGGCGGCAAATACCAACCGGCTGGCATTGTACATCGTGGTGAATATGTCATCACCAAAGAAGCAACAAGCCGATTGGGTATTGAATACCTTGATTACCTCAATTATCAATCCCGTTCAAAACCTCGTGGCTTTGCTAATGGTGGCGGTGTTGGCGTGCCAACGGTACATCAAACTAATGGACAGACTAATATCAAAGTGAATGTGATTAATAACGGTGAAGCGGCAAATGCCAAAGTAGAAAGCAAACAGATTGATAACGGTTTAGAAATTACCGTTGAACTGCTCAAAACAATGACGGATATTGCCGAAAGAGCAGCCAATAACGCCATCACCACAAATTTTAGACCGGGTGGTGCCTTTGCTTAATATGCAAAATTGACCTTTAATTTGATCGCACTTTTGTGTTTTAAGTCAAAAAAAACAAACCCCGATAGGCGGCAACCTGTCGGGGTTTCTTATTTCCAACTTTCCATACAAAGAGGAAACAAACTGAATGAATTTTAATATAGAGGTGGCGATAATGCTAGAAGTTATTTCAAAAGACCCGATTGCCCGCCGTTTTGCTTATGTTGTTGTGACGTTAAGTTTTATTTTCGGAATGGTTTGGGTGTTGCCTAATTTAATTAATGCAATTCGTTGGTGGTAAATTATGCCAAATCTTATTTCCAACCAATTCAAACTCGACCTTGCCAAACTTGAGCAAAATGCGTTAATTGAATTATTTGAAGTCGATCTCCGTGGCTTGAAAGATGCAGACGGCATAAACGGCGAACTGTATCGCTTTTATGCCGGCAAAAATGAATTATCCCAACCGATCGTCTGGCAAGGGAAAACCTACGATCCATTTGGTGTAAAAACGGAAGGATTTGAAATGTCGGGGCAGGGTCCAAGCAACCGCCCAACACTCACCCTTGCCAATATTAATGGATTTTTGACCGCACTTTGTAATCGGTTCGATCAATGTTTGGGGGCTATTGTACGCCGACGTTTAGTCTATATGCATTATCTTGATGCAGTCAATTTTACAAACGGCAACAAACAAGCCGACCCAACACAAGAGGCATTAAGCTACTTTGTGATTGAACAGCTCTCATCACTTAAACGTGATATTGCGCAATTTACTTTAGCATTGCCCAGTGAAACAGATAATGCCCTCATCGGAGCAAGAATGATCACCACGACCTGTTGCTGGGTGTATCGTGGTGTCGAATGTGGTTATTCAGGGCCTGCGGTGGCAGATGAAAAAGATCAGCCCACGATTGATCAGAAAAGAGATAAATGTAGTGGCTTGCTAACCGGCTGCAAACTTCGCAATAACACACATAATTACGGTGGGTTTGTGTCGGTGAATAAATTAGGGTAGAGACGATGGATGAAAAATTAAAAAGTGAAATTATCGCTTACGCAAAATCACAAGAACCGCACGAATGTTGCGGTTTTGTTGTTTTAAAACGAGGTGAAAATCAACCGCACTTTTTCCCTTGTGAAAATATGGCGGAAGACAAAGAGAACCACTTTGAAATTTCACCGGATGATTATCTCAAGGCGGAAGATGTGGGCGAGATTGTCGCACTGGTGCATTCTCACCCGAATGGCAAGCCCGAACTATCGGCAGCCGATTTACAAACACAGCTTTATAGCCAGTTGGATTTTTGGCTTGTGTGCAATGAGGCTATTCACCTTTTCCCAAAAATCCCAATGCTTATTGGGCGTGAGTTTGAACATGGAAAAATGGATTGCTATACGCTCTATCGTGATTTTTATCGCCTTGCGGGTTATGAAATGAAGAATTATGAGCGTGATGATTACTGGTGGGAAGATGGCTTTAATCTTTACCTCGACAATATCGAAAAGGAAGGATTTGAGCGGGTTAAAGACCAACACGCATTACAAATCGGTGATGTCATTTTAATTCAGGTGGGGGCGGATGTGCCGAATCATGCCGCGATTTATATTGGTGATCAAATGGTATTACATCACGCCCCAAAACGCTTATCAAAACGTGATCTTTATGATGGTTATTGGTTTAAACATACGCACAGTATGTGGCGACATAAACTCGCGGATAAACTCAATTTTGAAGCGGTTTTAATGAGTTTGTTTTAGCTAAGCCATTTTCTTTAAAGTACTTTAAAAGAAATTCCGGGACTAAATTGTGAAAATACTTCTCACAACGTGATGGTGTGGAACTCCTTCCTCTCTTCACACAAAATCAACGTTGCAATAATAAAGCAACGTAATCGGAAAAAACAAAACCCGATTGCGACCAACAATCGGGTTTTTCTTTACCCCTTATTCCTAGTTAAGCAACATAAGGAGCAATTTTGATTAAGTATACACCAAAACATCAAATAAAGGTAGGTGGAAAAATGAGTACAGAAGGTGCGAATACTGTTGGCAAAATGTTAGCTATTGCAGCGATTATTGCAGCTCTTGGATTTGCCATTGGTGCAGCTTGCTTTGGAATTAGTTTTATTCTCTGAATAGAATATGTGATCTAAATCACAGCCCAAAATATCTAGATCTTGTAGAATGTAGCACTTTTACTTTATGGAGATCAAAATGAAAAAATTACTTATTATTGGCGTTGCGACTGCGTTTTTGTCTGGTTGTACTGGTACTTCTCCAGTAGTTATGCAGCAAGCAAAACAAGTTCCTCCAGATAGAATTTTAGCTCAAGGCGAATATAACCCTAACTATGCAAAGGTGACCATTGTTCGTGATGCCGGTTTTCAGGGGGGCGGCTGTTATCTAGGGGTTATGTACCGACAAACATTATTAGCTCGATTTGATCCTGAAGAAAAGGCTGATTTTTATATTCCGGAAGGTGAACATAATTTTGCAGTAATTGGAGATCCGTACGGTAGAGGTTTATGCGGAGGGCAGTTTAATCCGGCAGTAGAGAAACAAGTTATTAAAAAAGACAAAGAGAATATTTTCAGAATTAGCTTAGGTCCTTGGCGCAGACCAAGATTATTACCAATGTAATATTACACAACCTCCTTGACATCCTAGGGGTGATATTGTGTGACATCTGGTGATAATAAAAGTTATCAATAGGAAAAGGGTTATAAAAAATGAAAAAAATATTAGCTTTGTCACTATTTGGGGTCTTACTTAGTGGTTGTGGTATTTCTCCACAAGAAATGAGAGGCTTACCTAAACAAACATATAATTCAGATAAATCAAGGGATGAATTAAAATCTTGTTTATTAGATAAACTTGATGAGTTTAGACCAGATAGAATGTCCGTAAATGATTTTTCTGATAAAACAGAAATATTTATAGGGGGTATCCAAGCTGGGAAATTAAGAAACTATTATTTATTTTTAGTTCAACATCAACAGGTTTTATTATCTAAATATGATGGATACTATGCTCCTCTGTCAATAAATGAAGCTATAGGCTATATACAGAGCTGTTCAAAATAAGCATTTTATAAAGCCCTATTGACAACCAATAGGGTTTTCTTTTATATTCCAACTCAAGGTGTCGAAACCTTAACGGCGGAAATCCGCACCCGAAAGCATAGCGGTTTTTTTATGCGTAAAATTCGTGATCTCTTTTCTCTCTTCCAACGAATTTTGATTGTGCATACCTAAAATTCAATCTATGCCGAGAGGGTGAGGAATACAATACCCGAAAGGGGAATAACTCCAGCCTACCGTTAGGCTTTCGAACCTCTTGGCTCCCTATTTATTTAGGGAAATCTTAATTTCGAAAATTAACGGAGTGTCGTTATGACAAACTTATCTATTTTAAATCAATCAATTCGTACTTTAGACAATCTCTATTCCTTAAATGATCTTCACTTGGCAAGCGGAAATGATCCAAAGCATCGTCCAAGTTTATTTGCTCGTAATGAACAAACCAAAGAATTAGCAAAAGAGATTGAAAATGAGCGAAGCACAAAAACGATCTTCGCTATTAAAACTATTCGTGGTGGCAAAGATATTTCTATTCAAGGAACTTGGGCTTGCGAAGAACTTGTCTTAAGCTACGCAATGTGGATTAGCCCGAAATTTCATTTAGTTGTGTTACGGGCATTTTTAGCAATGCACCGGAATGAACCGAAACAGCTTGCTTTGCCTGAACCGGACTATCATTTTG